ACGAAACTTTCGTTTCGCTGAATGTCAACCTTGTTAGTTGACACTCAATTACTAAACTCACGTTTAGTGAAAGATGACTCAGACTTACGTCTGGTCCTCTCTTCTATTTAATAGAGGACAATATGGAAACATATTGTAACCCTTTATTAAGTATTAGAAGACTAGTCTTAACCTTTTAAAGTTCTTAATTATAAGAACCTTAATCGGAAAAGGTAGTTTCCTTCAAACCTGGCGATCTTGAAAAAGAATAACGCAGTTTTGGAGTCTTTTTTTTAGCAAGTCCTTTATCGCTTTGTGGGTATATAATAACCCTCAAAAGATTAAGAACTTTTACTAGTTTTATATTGAAAACTAGCAACTTATTAAACTCATGAAAATAACAAAAAAACTTTTGTCATCTCAAGAGATAATAAATTCAACTAAGAAAGAAACCAAAATGGTAAACTTAGACAAAATGACAGATTCTTCTGTTTTGTTGTCTACACTTTCGAAGTATTTTGTGATTATATCACAATTATGCTTTAAAAGTGGAGGGTCTCCTGTCCGTTTAACAATCTTTAAATTGTTTGTACAACATATATGAAAAATGAAAAAATGTCATGGTTCATATCATGTTGTGCAATATTTAAAAGGATGTCATTTAGCCATTCAGAAGTACATTGCCGGGGAACCGGTCAGTTCTTTAAAAAAACTGCTCGGTGAGGGTGTTTACCCGTGTTTAAAAAACGGTTTACCAAAATTTATAAATTTGGCAGATCGTAATTTAATACGTCGTAAAGATCCTTCAATCATAAGATACTATCTAACTATTTTTAGTTTATATAGAGTCTTAGATTGTCCTCGTACTTTGAAACTTTCTACAATAACTAAACCTTTCGAAGGTTCAGAAGAGTATTTATTATCTATTATAGATCTTTCTAATTCAATTATTAAAAAGCATCTTAAAGAGAAAATATTACACTCTTTTAAACCTTTAGAGAAGTTCCTATTTTTAGAAACGTCTTCAAATCCTGGTGTTGAGAAAACATCATGATTAGAAATACGTTCTAAAGCTAGGGCACTAAGAGATAGTAATCTTTGAGAATCTTTTGATTCTTTAAGACAACTAAGTCTTAGTCCTAATCTAAACAATTTATTTGACATTTTATTAGAAGTTCCTTTACAAAAGGAAACCGATATAAAAGGTCATTTATGTTCGAAAGACGAACCTGCAGGAAAAGTACGAATATTTGCTATGGTGGATATATGAACACAAAATGTTCTTAAATCTTTCCATAAAGCATTCTTCGCTTTTCTTAAGACAGTACCTAATGATGGAACGTTTGATCAATGATCATCCGTTTATAGAGGAGTAGAGAAATCTACTACTACTAAAACATCATTCGGTTATGACTTATCTGCAGCCACTGATAGATTACCTTTATCAATTCAAACTCACATTATAAACCAAATCTTTGGTTCAAATGTTGGTAACAATTGAGGTAATTTATTAGTGGGTAGAGAGTATGAACTTAAAAGTCCTGTATATGGGAACCATACTGTTAGTTACGCAGTAGGGCAACCAATGGGAGCTTTAAGTTCATGGGCCATGCTAGCTATAACTCACCACTTAATAGTTCAAGTAGCGTATAAGTTAACTCGTAAAAGAGATGACTGATACACTAACTATGAACTCCTAGGGGATGACATAGTGCTCTTTGATGAAGATGTCGCTAAACAATATCTTTTAATTATGAAAGGTATTGGTTTAGAGATAAATTTATCGAAAAGTGTATGTTCTCCTACAGGAGAGGTGGTTGAGTTTGCCAAAAAGACCTTTCTGAAAGGAGAGAATGTTTCGTCTCTTCCATGGAAAGCTTTTATGTCACAAGAAAATATTCTTGGACGGGCTTCCTTGGCATATAGCTTACACAATCGTATAAGTTATATGAGTAATGTTGGAATTATTAAAAAATTCTTCATTACTAAGAAAGAAAATGTTCAAAACCTCTATTTATTGAGTTTATTAAAAATATTCTCAAGTAAATCGGGAAAATGAACTTTCTCTACTTTCAATTATATTTCAGAGAAATTTGGAAAAATTACTTCTAAAAGTATTTCTCAAGTTCCTCAGAATTATTTTAACAATTTATTAAAGAATTTCATGACTAATAATCTTGAATTTTTCAATAAAGAAATTGTTGAAAGTGCTTTTTCTAGCATGTTTAGACTCTTAAATTTTAAGAGTGTAACATTATTAAAAGCAAGAGATATAGAAAAAGATTGTGAGATTTTATCTCGTTCAATTTTTTTCAGATTATTTCCTGAGTTTGATAATGAACACTATAAGCTTAAGGTTACTATGGATACTTTTATCAATAGTCCCGAAGCTTATACCGATATTGTATATTCCATCTATTATGGGATTTACTCTACCGTTCTTACGAATTTAAGATCTTTTCAAGAATCTTTAAAATCTGAAAATATTTCAGATGATTTAGATCTTCTTTACGAAGATTTATCTCATTCTGATAATTATTTCCAGTTTTTAGAGATCCTGAAAAGAGCTGACGAAAAACAAAGTTTCAAAAACAAAGTTTCAACTCAGAGTCCGTCTTCTTTTATTAAAGAAATTAATAAAAGAAAATTTGACTTCTTTCGTTAAAACGCCAAGAGATCTTAACAGAACCATTTAAGGTCCTTTCCTAGATAATAGTTTATTATCATAAGGGGGATTTCTTGCTGTTCTTG